AAACTTATGTATAGCATTGCCGCCGGAACCTAAAGGGTTAAAGAAAGGTGCAAACAAGTGGACGGTTTCAGACTATCCTAAGGAGCTTAAAAATATTAAAAGCATATTCGACTGGCAAACCTATCCAGATGAGTTTAAAAGCAATTGGGAGGGATATATTGATGAAGAATTCAACCGGCGTGACAACGGTTATTGGTTTTATAACAAAGGGATTCCTACTTACATTACTGGGACTCATTACATGTACTTGCAGTGGAGTAAGATCGATGTTGGACACCCCGATTACAGAGAAGCAAATAGACTCTTCTATATATTTTGGGAAGCCTGTAAGGCAGATACCCGAAGCTATGGAATGTGCTATCTTAAAAACAGACGGAGTGGATTTTCGTTTATGGCCTCTGGAGAAACAGTTAACCTTGCTACCATTTCAAGTGATGCAAGATTCGGTATATTATCAAAAACCGGTTCGGATGCAAAGAAAATGTTTACCGATAAGGTTGTACCCATATCCGTTAACTACCCGTTTTTCTTCAAACCTATACAAGATGGTATGGATCGACCGAAAACTGAACTGGCGTATAGGGTTCCTGCTTCTAAGCTAACCCGTAAATCAATTCAGGCAAAAGAAAAGCAAATAGAGCTTGAGGGTCTTGATACGACTATTGACTGGAAAAATACAGGAGATAACTCTTATGATGGTGAGAAGCTAAAGCTTTTAGTGCATGATGAAAGTGGTAAATGGGAAAGGCCTGATAACATATTAAATAACTGGCGTGTTACAAAAACTACGCTTCGTTTGGGTGCTAGAATTATAGGTAAATGTTTAATGGGCTCAACATCAAATTCATTAGAAAAAGGTGGTGAAAACTTTAAGAAATTATATACGGATTCTGACGTATCTAAAAGAAACTCGAATGGCCAAACAAAATCGGGATTATACTCGCTCTTTATACCAATGGAGTGGAACTATGAAGGATTTATTGATCAGTACGGGCAGCCGGTTTTTAATACACCTGAAGAAGAAGTATTAGACCCATTTGGGGACACTATAGAACAGGGTGTTATAAATTACTGGGAAAACGAAGTTGAAGGTCTTAAACAAGACCAGGACGCTTTAAATGAATATTACCGTCAGTTTCCGCGTACAGAAGAACACGCTTTTAGAGATGAAACAAAGAATAGCTTGTTTAATCTTGCAAAAATATACGAACAGATTGATTATAATGAGGATCTGCGTAATACTAATGTTGTAACCACTGGCAATTTTCAGTGGATTAACGGTATAAAAGATACAAAAGTTGTGTTTATGCCAACGCCGCAGGGAAGATTTAAAGTATCCTGGATACCAGGTGCTAGTCTTCAGAATAGGCAAATTACAAAGAATGGTGTTAAATACCCGGGTAATGAGCACGTCGGCGCATTTGGTTGCGATAGCTACGACATATCGGGAACTACCGATGGTAAGGGTTCAAAAGGAGCTTTACACGGACTCACTAAATTCACTATGGAAGATGCACCGCCAAGTACATTCTTCCTTGAGTATATAGCTAGACCACAAACCGCTGAGATATTTTTTGAAGATATATTAATGGCATGCGTATTTTATGGTATGCCTATACTAGCAGAGAATAACAAACCTAGGTTGCTTTATCATTTTAAGCGTCGTGGTTACAGAGGATACTCTATGAACCGTCCGGATAGACTTTGGAACAAGCTGTCAGTAACGGAAAAAGAAATAGGTGGTGTACCTAACTCGAGTGAGGACATGAAACAAGCGCACGCCGCAGCGATTGAAATGTACGTAGATAGGTACGTAGGTTTAATGGAAGATGGGCAATACGGAAGCATGTACTTTAACGAAACACTTAATGACTGGTCTAAGTTTGATATAAATAAACGTACTAAGTACGATGCTGCGATAAGCTCAGGCTTAGCGATTATGGCATGTAATAAAGAATTATATAGACCAGTGGGCAAATTAGAAAAAACAAAGTTAAATCTAAAGATTTCAAAATTCCGTCAAGACGGATTTACTTCTGAAATAATAAAATAATTTATGGCTAAGTCGGTTTCAAATAGCGCTTTCCCCAGTCAGATAGCCAGCGATGGTGAAAAAATGTCAAATGACTATGGATTGCAAGTAGCTAGAGCTATTCAAAACGAATGGTTCTCTAGCAATTCAGGTACTACGCGCTTCAGAAGCAACCAAAATACGTTTCATAACTTGAGATTGTATGCACGTGGCGAACAGAGTGTTCAGAAATATAAAGATGAATTATCTGTAAATGGTGACTTGTCGTACTTAAACCTTGACTGGAAGCCAGTACCTATCTTATCTAAGTTTGTAGATATCGTAGTTAACGGTATTGCAGATCGTTCATTTGATTTAAAAGCATATTCACAAGATCCATATGGTGTAAGCAAACGCACAAAGTATATGGAATCTATTATACGTGATTTGCAGACAAAAGAGTTAAATGAGTTTGCGCAAGAGCAATTCGGAATGAATTTGTTTGAAAATAACCCAGAGCAGTTGCCTGATTCAAAAGAAGAGCTAGAGTTGCACATGCAGCTAAGCTACAAGCAAGGCGTTGAGATTGCAGAAGAAATAGCTATTAATACTCTTCTTGACGGTAACTATTACGACCTAACTAAGAAAAGACTTTATTACGATCTTACCACGCTGGGGATTGCTGCAGTTAAAAATACATTTAACCAATCGGAAGGTGTAACAGTAGAATATGTAGACCCTGCATATTTAGTACATTCTTACAGTGAATCGCCGTACTTTGAAGACATTTATTATGTTGGTGAAGTAAAGTTTGTGCCTATTAATGAGCTTAAGAAGCAATTTCCTGATCTTGATGAAGCACAATTAGAAAAAATACAAAAGCAAGGGTCACATAACCATAGCGCTGGATACGATCAGTCTTTGGTAAACCATGATGTTCGTGACAATAATGTAGTACAAGTGTTGTACTTCAATTATAAAACGTACATGAATGAAGTATATAAGGTTAAGGAAACCGCAACCGGGGCTTCTAAAATTATAGTAAGAGATGACCAATTTGATCCTCCTGTAGAATTGCTTGAGGCTGAGTTTGGCAAAATGTCCCGTTCACTTGAAGTATTATATGAAGGTGTACTTATATTAGGTACTGACATTCTGCTTAAGTGGGAGATGGCTAAAAATATGATGCGCCCTAAAAGTGATTATGCTAAAGTTAAGATGAACTACAGCATTGTTGCACCGCGCATGTATAAAGGTAAGATTGAATCTATTGTAAGCCGTTGTACTGGTTTTGCAGATATGATTCAAATTACTCATCTTAAGATGCAGCAAGTGCTGAGCAGAATGATGCCTGATGGGGTATACATGGATGCTGATGGTCTTGCTGAAATTGATTTAGGTAATGGTACCAACTACAGCCCGCAAGAGGCACTTAACATGTTCTTCCAAACGGGTTCTGTTATTGGCCGTTCATTTACGAGCGAGGGTGATATGAACCCAGGCAAAGTACCGATTCAGCCATTGCAAACCGGTGCGGGCGGCCAAAAGCTGCAAACACTTATACAGACTTACAACTATTACTTGCAAATGATTCGTGACGTTACGGGTCTTAATGAAGCTCGTGATGGTTCATCACCTGATTCTAGAGCATTAGTAGGCATTCAAAAAATGGCAGCAGCTAATTCAAACACAGCAACACGTCATATTCTTGATGCTGGTTTATTCTTAACAGCAGAAACAGCTGAGTGTTTATCACTGCGTATTTCTGATATTATAGAGTTTGATCCTTCACGTGAAGCGTTTATACAAAAAATTGGTAGTCATAACGTAGGTATTTTAGCTGAGCTAGAAGACTTACACTTGCACGACTTTGGTATTTCATTAGAGCTTTCGCCGGATGACGAAGAAAAAGCGTTGCTAGAAAACAATATTCAAACTGCATTATCTGCGGGACTTATTGATTTAGATGATGCTATTGATATACGTGAAGTTAAAAACTTAAAGCTAGCTAACCAGTTATTAAAGCTACGCCGTAAGAAAAAACAAGAGCGTGATCAAATGATGCAACAACAAAATATGCAAGCACAGGCACAAGCCAATGCTCAAGCGCAACAAGTTGCAGCACAAGCTGAAATGCAGAAAGATCAAGCTGCATTACAAACTAAGTCTCAGCTAGAACAACTTAAAGCTCAACTAGAGCAAGCAAGAATTGACAAAGAAGTTGAGGCTAAAATGCAATTAATGGCATTAGAGTTCCAGTATAACATGAAGCTTAAAGGCTTAGAGGTTGATGCCGCTAAGACTAAGATCTCAGAAACTGAAGATCGCAAAGACAAAAGAACAAAAATTCAAGCTACACAACAAAGTGAGCTTATAGACCAAAGACAAAAAGGCGGTTCGCCTAAAGACTTCGAATCCTCTGGTAATGATATACTTGGCGGGGGTTTTGGTTTAGGAAGTTTCGAACCTAGGTAATAATAACCATAACAATTATATAATATTTTATCATGAGTGAAGAAACCAAAGACACATCTCCTGTTTCGCAGGGTGATGATGGTACTATTAAAGTGGATTTTTCAGCAGTACCTCAGGAAGCACCAGCAGAAGAAACTGTTGCCCAACCTGTAGAAGAGGCACCTGTCGAGGAGCCTGTTGTTGAAGAAACACCAGTACAAGAAGAAACACCTGTAGAAGAACCTACAGAAGCGGCAGCTGAAGAGCCTGTTCTAATGGAAATTACAGAAGAAGAGGCAGAGATTGCGGCAAACCAGCTTGACGAACAAATCGCTGAAGCTGTTTTAGAGCAGGAAAAAACTGGCGTTGAATTACCGGAAAACATTCAGAAGGTTGTAGACTTTATGAGTGAAACAGGAGGATCATTAGAAGATTACGTTCGTCTAAACACAGACTACTCTAGTCTTAACGAAGATCAACTGCTTCGTGAATACTATGAAACTAAGTATAGTGCTTATGATAGAGAAGACATCGACTTCTTATTAGCCGATAAGTTTTCTTACGACGAAGAGCTTGATGACGAACGCGAAGTACGCTTAAAGAAATTAGAGCGTAAACAAGCATTAGCAGAAGCTAAAAATCATTTAGACGGTTTAAAGTCTAAATACTACGATGAAATTAAGATGGGTTCAAGATTGAATCCTGAACAGCAAAAAGCGGTTGAATTTTTCAATCGTTATAATAAGGAGAGTGAAGAGGCTGCAAAAATAGCAGAACGACAAACCAGTAGGTTTAAACAAGAAAGCGAGAAAGTATTCAGCGACAAATTCGAAGGTTTCGATTATAGCGTTGGGGACAAGAAGTACCGCTTTAAGGTTAAAGACGCTGGCCAGGTTAAGGAAACTCAAGGTGACATTAACAACTTTATCAAGAAGTTCTTGAATGAAAAGGGGGAAATGAAAGATGCCAAGGGTTATCATAAATCGCTGTTCACCGCTATGAATGCCGATCAAGTTGCACAACACTTTTACGAGCAAGGTAAAGCCGATGCAGTAAAGGACAGTATGGCACGCACGAAGAATGTTGATATGAATCCGAGAGGGGCTCATGAGAAAGTTACAACACAAAACGGGTGGACTATACGCGCTGTAAATGATGGTGAAAGCACTTCTAAACTCAAAGTCAAGTTTAAAAAATAATTCATTAAAACAAATAAGAAATGAGTTTTGCAACGTCGCCAGCTGGTCTGGCAAACTTAGCTCACCTTACTCCACGTCCTATCAAGGGCTTGTTTGGTGACAATTATCTGTCTGTGGCTGACATGGACTTTACACAACAGTTCCTTCCTGAGGTATACGAGAAAGAAGTAGAGCGCTACGGAAACCGTACAGTATCAGGATTCTTGCGCATGGTTGGTGCAGAAATGCCTATGGCTTCTGACCGCGTAGTATGGCAAGAGCAAGGACGTCTTCACATTGCATACGACAGTATTACTGTTGATGCTGATGGTGATGCACTTACTATGCCTTCTGGTCACTTGATCGGTGCAGGTATGACTTTGGTAGTATCTAAAGGATACGTAAGCCACAAAGCATACGTTACTTCTGTATCTGGTAATACTGTAAACATCGCTGTTTACGATACTTCTGATGCAAACTTGAGCAGCACATTCGATTCTGCTACTGATGCTAAAGTATTCGTTTACGGTTCTGAGTACACTAAAGGTTCTAGCGGTGCTGGTAACTCACTAGACGCTTCTTTCACTACTTTTGACAACAAGCCTATCATCTTACGTGATAAGTACAATGTTAAAGGTTCT